CATTATAGATTTTATCAATACATGCTGCAACCAATTCAAAGGATTGATCCATTACATTATCTTCAGTGAAATCAAAGTTGTTCTTGACAAACTGTTCCAGAGAAGGATACTTCATCTCCATTATAAGAGAGTCATCAAGTTTAATCTTGTTTGAATGCTCGTCACTCTTAGATACTTTGATATCATCAATATTGATTTTCACAGGAACATAAGTTTCCTCATCATCAGGACAAATGATATTAACTTCAATCTCTTCCCCAACTGACTTACCTCTAATGTTCAAGAAGAGATATTCAATATCAAATGTTGGAAGGGTTTCTACTTTAATCCCTCTTGTCTGAATACAAGCCTTAATTACGTTCTTAATCGCTGTTGTAATTTCTTTTGTGTTCTCACTCTCAAGAGCAAGAACCAATAACTTTTCTTCCTTAACTAGAAAAGGTCTGAACTGAATGGGTTTTCCAGTAGAAGGTAATTCCAACTCATATGTTGGCGTAGCAATCTTTGGTAAAGGCATAATGTCCTATAGATGTTTCAGTATGGTTATTTATCTTAAAATATTAGGGCCAAAATTTTCTCCTCTTCCACCCTGCGCCTCAAGTTGCTCTGCAAGTTGTGCAAGAGTTGGCCTACCATCATCAACTCTAGTGACGATTGGTTCTTGATTATTTGGTCTAAACAAAGTAACTTCTTGAGATGGTTGATTAACACCTTTCACAGTATACCTGGAATAAGAAAATGATACGGTACATTTTAAAAGTTCAGAATTATTATATGAAACGGGCATTGAATTAATACTGATAGGAAATGCCTTCAAAAAAGAATATTCCAAAAATCTATTAGCGTAATCTTTTTCAAATTTATTAATGTATATGGTTGTTTGATATGTTTGTGGGAAGTTTACTCTGTAATTATAGTTATTATTCGCTAAACCTTGAGTAAATTGCTCATTAACAATATACGACATCCAATTTTCAAATAAGTGAATTACATAGTAATTCCTGTCAACATAAAATGTAAAATCTGCTCTATCATCATATTGTCTTCTATAAGCATGTCTTTCAGTTACACCAGTGTAATCATTATTAATTTCATGAGTTGCTAATGTAGAACCTGGAAGAGATGCATCACAACAAGATAAAGAGAAAAACTCTTCATTTCCCGCATAAGGAACTCCCAGTCCAGCATCTTTTCTCAGATTCAACCATTGCGCGACTCCACTGTTGGCATCGCCTGGTGGTTGAAACCAACATTGAAAGTGGGATGTTTGTGCAGGAGCTAATATACTTGCCTTTAAATCTGCTAAAACTTTTTTTGTAGGACTTGGTGCTGCCATGCAACCTATAAATACTTTTACCGGTATATTATGTAGACAGGATAAATGGGAGAAAGTATAAAGAGCAAATACAAACCTTCTTATCCAAAAAAATATAAAGGAGATCCTAACAATATTATTTGTAGGAGTAGTTGGGAAAGAAAGTTTTGTAAGTGGTGTGACTTAAACGAAAGTATTGTTGCATGGGGTTCAGAAGAGTTCTGTATTCCATACATTTCTCCAGTTGATAATCGCATTCACAGATACTTTCCTGACTTTATTATAAAGGTAAAAGAGAGCACTGGCAAGATTAAAACTTATATTGTAGAAGTCAAACCTGAAAGACAAACAGTTCCTCCAAAGAAAAAAACAAGAGTGACTAAATCTTACATTTATGAGTGTCAAACTTATGCTGTCAATCAAGCTAAGTGGAAAGCAGCAAAAGAATTCTGCGACGATAGAATGATTGAATTTAAAATCGTAACAGAAAAAGAATTAGGTATCAAGTAATGCCAAGAAAGACACTAAAACAAAGAAGAGAAAGAGAAGGGTTTGATGAGTTTCAGTTTGTAGAAGAGGTAGGTTCTAATCGGATTGCTCCATACAAAACAGAAATACAAGCAATGGGAAATCCTGAAGATAGGATGCTTATGATTACAGAACTACTTACTGATATTCAAATGATACCTGATGTGGGAGATTATTATACCTTTATATACAACGCAAAGACAAAGGGGTTTGAATACGATCAGCATCCACTAATTGCATGTGTTGATATACAGAGGTGGGGATTTCGTGGACTCAACTATCACTGGGGTAAGTTTAGAAATTATACTTGGGAAGAAATACCAGGACAGTTGCATTCTGTCAGGGCTAGTGAACTAAATGACTTGCGTGACATTGGTTATGCATACTTCAGAACCGTCCTATAAATAAATAAAAAACGCTATAATGTCTCATACTCTACACAAAATTGAGATGAACAATCCCTTTGAAGCAGGGAGGGATTTCTGATGGCATCAGCAACAAGTGGTGAGTTACCATTAACACTAGGTAAAACAAAATATAGACTTAGAACACAAGTAGTATATGAAAAAGTATCAGCTGATGCTGTAAAAACATCCTCATATATTGTTCAATACAAACAAGAAGGGCCACTTGGGCAGTGGGTTAATATTGGAGAAAGAGATACCGAAAATCCAAACAATTGGGTTTTTACAGAAACAGGAGCAAACCTTGGCGATAATGCAGAAGTAACAAAAGCTCTTATTAATACTGGGCCTAACAGTGTAACTGCTAGTTTGGATAACGTAACTTCTAATACTCTAAGCAAATCTGCAGCTATAACAAAAGAAGAAGCACAGTCGTCTCTAAGTGTTTTAAAAAATGTTACTCCACTAGTAGAAGCATCAAAACAACCAGATTCAACACCCAATGTAATAAGCGAATCATTACAAAATGCAGCAAATACTTTGGCTAATGTTAAAATTAAAATAGGAAATGCAAAAGTAAGAAAAAAATATGGAGATTATTGCTATCCTTTAGATATGAAAAATAATAGACAGGATAGAATTATTTTTACAATGAGACAATCAGAAGGAAGCACAATTAATGCAAACTTAGGACAAAGAACTATTTCCAGAACCAAAACTGAAAAAGGAATAATAGAAGGTTCTGTAACATTACCAATCCAACCATCAATTTCCGATAGCAATTCTGTTGATTGGCAAGGAAACAATCTTAATGCAGTGGGAGCATATGCAGCAGGTGCTTCATTGAATTTGATGAAATCTAAAGACTTATCTGAAAATGTAGGGACGATTCTTGGAAACATTTCAAACGAACTTAAGAGTAATGCGGCATATGGTGATGCCTTAAAGATATATCTGGCTCAAGAAGCAGTTGGATTGCAAGGACTTTTATCCAGAGCAAGTGGAGCAATTTTAAATCCAAATATGGAGTTGCTTTTTAATGCTCCTTCATTACGTCCCTTTACATTTACTTTTAGACTTTCTCCAAGAAGTGCGACAGAAGCAACGCAAGTAAAAAATATTATTCGTTTCTTTAAACAAGGAATGTCAGTTAAGACAACCAAAGAAGGTGTGTTCTTAAAGGCACCTAATACATTTGATATCAGGTACATAAGTTATGATAAAAATGGAAATGAAATTAAAAATCATCCATCATTAAATAGAATTAAAACCTGTGCATTAACTGCATGTGATGTTAATTATACTCCTGATGGAACTTACATGACATTTAATGATGACAAGAGAACAATGACATCATATGAATTGTCATTGAGATTCACCGAACTCGATCCTGTTTATGATGAAGATTATACTGCTATTCAGGTGATGGTGCTGCCAATCAAATAGGTTACTAAAATGCCAAGTTACTTCCGCTACGTTCCAGAATTTGATTACGTCAGTAGAACTTCTGATAAGAATATATCAGAATACATTACTGTCAAGAATCTTTTCAAGAGAGGTAAACTCAGAGAAGATATCTTTGGCGACTTAACCTTCTTCACTAAGTATCAAGTCATTGGTGACGATCGTCCAGACAATGTTGCCTATGAAGTTTATGGTGATGAAACATTAGATTGGATTGTTCTTCTTTCAAACAATATTCTGAATGTTCAAACTGAGTGGCCTCTTACTCAACAAGCATTTGAAAATTATTTGACTAGTAAGTATGGTACATATGAAAATTTCTTTGGAACACATCACCATGAAACTATTGAAGTAACGGATAGCACTGGTATTAGAATTGTTCCTGCTGGTATTACTGTTCCTTCAAATTATTCTGTAGAGTTCTTTGATACTGGAACAGAAAGTTATGTAACCAGAACTAATATCACAACTGCGATTACTAACTATGATTATGAATCTAAAATTGAAAATGATAAGAGAAATATCTTCCTACTCAAGAATGATTATATCAGTATTGTATTGAATGATATGGAAGAGATTATGAAATATAAACAGGGTTCCACCCAATATAGAAGTGGAACCCTGAAGAGAGGAGAGAATATTAGATTATATCAATAATCACTCTTCAGCAAGACGCTGGAAGTAGGACAGTGCATCGTCTTCATCCTCATCAGTCTTAGAAGAACCAAGAGAGCTGAGTTGAGCACTCAGTTCTTCAGGCAGTTCAGACTTCTGTGAGCGGGAAGAGAAGTCAGGAGAATAAGAACCACGATCGTTGTCCTCATCATCAACCTCAGCATCAAGACGAGGACGTGCTGCAGACTTCTTACCCAGAACCATGTTCAGACGGTTCTCAAGTTGCTCATAAGTCTTGAACTGATCTTGTGCAGTCAGAGCAGTCAGAGAATACTGCTTCTTCCAGATTGCTTCCAGAGCATCATCATCCTCCAGCAGAGGAGCAACACGATCGAACTCTGACTTATCATAGTTCCAGTAACCATCCTTCTTGACAATCTTCAGTTTGAAGTTAGCACCTTGCCAGAAGTCAAAAGGATTGATAGGAGTCTCATCCTCAAACTCTGGTTGCATGGCTTCCATAATCTTGTCAAAGATTTTCTTGCCGAACTTGTAGAGGAAAACCCTACCCTCATTCTGAGGATTAGCAGCGTCCTTCACAACATAGATGTTGGCATAGTAAGACAGTTTGCGCTTCTGCTTACGAACAGTTTCTTTATCAGCATCAATACCACTGTTCCACAGTTCACGATTGTATTCAGACACAGGATCTTTCTGTCCAATCGTAGTCAGAGAGTTCTCAATGTACCAACCACCATTACCTTGGAAGGCATGAGAATACATCTTTGCCCAAGGCAGTTCTTCATTATCAGGTGCAGGGAGGAAACGGATAACTGCAAAACCGTTACCAGTCTTATCCATTTCAGGTTTCCAGAGGCGCTCATCACCGCCACCAGAAGTAGTATTCATCTTCTCAACTTCCTTCACCAGTTTGGAAGTCAGAGAACCAAGAGAAGATTGCTTTTTAAGATTTGCGAAAGACATTTGGATTACCTTTGATTTGTTTGGATTTGGCCTTTGTGTACTCCGATATTCTACAAGTCGGAACCTGTCTTGTCAATCTGTTCCTTCATGACTTCAAGCATCTTTGACATGTTGTTAAAGATAACAGTCATATCAACATTAGCAGGAAGTCCCATCATGGAAGCAGAGTCAACGATTCGTTCTTTCATTTGAATTGCTTCAGGATCATCAGATAAACTCAGACGAGTGTAGAGAACTTTTTGTTTATCAAGAAGTCTCTCTAATATATCAACATGCTCAAGTTTTTCTTCTCTTGACATTGAAGGAAACTTAAAGACATTTTTATAAATGTCTTCTTGTAACTCACTGATTTCAGCCATCTCTGCGCGGACGACTTCTGAATCGAAGAAACTCATTTAACTCCTAGAACAATCTCTTTAAGAACTTTTTTGTAGCGGAATACATCTATATGTAGGAAGGGAGAATATTTTTTCATTCTCATGCTTACGGTTTGCCACACCGGATCCTGAAGTTTCTTATCGAATTCATTTCTGAATCCAAGAATATTATCAAGAATCACCATTGTCTCAATTGAAATATTATTTCTTAGATACTCTTTAAGAATTTGTGGATGTCTAGAACCATCCATGGAGAACATTGAATCAAAATTATTGTCAGCAAAAATGCTTTCTATTTCTTCTTTGAAGACATATGAAAGAGATTGATTTCTTTTCTTCCATGCAACGTATCTATCTTCTCCCTCTCGTATCATCTCTCCTATCCAAAGCTTACTTGGATCAGTGCAGGTGATAAAGTTAGATACAAAGAAATCAACTATTTCTTTATCGTCTTTGTTTCGTGCAAGTTTCTCAAACCAGAATCTATCTTTTCGTTTGTAGAAAGATTGCACAGTCGCACGACTCTTTCCACAATACTTGTGGTAGTCATAACTGTCTTTAGTGAAGTGATTCTTCAAAGACAGATAGCATTTATAGGCATCGAGCGGCATCATCAAAAAAGTAATATAGTGAAATTTTTGCCGGGATTTTTTTTACCCCAAAATGAAATCAAAGAGGCAATTTTGCTCTGGAACTTCTCTTGAGGAAGTTGAGTTCCATAGCCTCATACTTAATCTTTTCTTTCAATGGTTTTGAAATGAGTTTTGGCACTGACTCTACATCGATACTATTCTTTTCACAGAAGTAAATGATAGCATCAATATACGACATACCATCTTCACCATGAACAAGAGATTCGATTTCTTGTGCAAACTTTGATGGACAGAAAAACTTATTTTCTAGAGCCTTTTCTAGTTCATTCTCCATTTGTCCTAGTATTGTGATGTACAAATTCTTTAATATAACGTACTAATAGTTTAATATAATCCCCTTTGTTCCTTTTGTCAAATACTTTTACCTCACCACCAGGAGTTACCATAAGTGTGATGAGTTTTTTAATGGGGATTCCAGTCAATTCATAGTATGCAGCAGCATAGAACATTTCCTGGACAAAGTAATTTTCAATCCACTTTTCAGGTTTAATTTTTGTGGATGTTTTAAAGTCGATGACTGCAAGTTCTCCTTCGTATTCAGCGATGCAGTCAACTCTACCAGCTAAACCAAGGTATTCTGAATAGAGTGTTCGCTCAATAGCATGTATGTTATTTATCTTATCTAGTTCAGGTTTCAAATGATGAAACATAAACTTAGATGCTGGAAGATAGTTATTCCAGTCTAGTTCTTTATTGAGTAGATAGTCTTGTGCTACCTCGTGGAAGTCTGTACCTCTTGCAGTAGCTTGTCTCGTGATACGATTTGCTTCTTCAACACCTACTCTTTGTCTCCATTCAACAAAGATTTGTCTGTTATAAAAAGAAGTCACAGACGTAATAGAAGGCACCCAGTCTCCATTGGGAAGGTTATAGAGACGGATGCCATTCGTTTCTTTCTTTTCTAGTTCAAGATCACCTAAGAAATTATGATGAATAAAACTCATAGATTCAATTCCATTTTCGCAAGAATGTATTCTTTGACAAGTCCAGAACGAACAATGTCTTCTGGGCCAAACTCTACAATATTAAATGAAGGCATGATACGAAGTACTTTCATGAAGTCAGCAATACCATTCTTTTCTGCAGATTTAATCAAGTCAGATTGAGTTGCATCACCACAGAATAAAATCTTAGAGTTTTCACCAACACGAGTAATTATACTATCAAGTTCATGGAAGTTCAAGTTTTGGAATTCATCAA